AAATGTAATTTTAGTTTTATTTAAAATAGATTCTTTTTGTAAGTCTAGACATGCTTTCATGTAGTGTATCGAAACATCAGAATGCACAGGGGTGCATACCATTAAATGGTTTTTATTTACTTCTTTGGACATGAATTACTCCTTTTAAAAAACCTTCCCAATTTCTTGCAATATTACGCCAATCATAAAACCTTTTGTAATACTCTTGTTGAAATTTAAATACATTTGATAAATCGTTTTGTAAAATCTTTTTTGCTTCAACACAACATTCAGCTACTTGATGTGCTAACTTAGCTTTGTTTTGTGTAAAAGGAATATAAATTGGAAACTCTGCACATGTTTCAAACAACGCACCGAGATCCGTGGTTATTAATAACTGACCCGCTGCTAGTGATTCCATCGCAGATATACAAAATGTTTCTTCCCAAATACTAGGAAAACAATTAACATCGTAATCTTTTAATTTACTCATTAGAGTTTTGTGATCACAAAAACCCATATAGTTTACATTAGGTAAATCTTTTGCTTTTTGATAAAGATCTTGATACTCGCTATCGTTTTGAGATTCAAACTGTTTACCATAGATGATTGTACTTGAATAAACATCTAAAGTTATATCTGGATCTCTGTCTTTTAAAGATTCCATTGCTGTTAGTGCAACTTCTAAACCTCTCCAAGGTGTAGATATATAGCACATCTTTAATTTTTTCTTTGGGGTAAAATCTGTTTTTAACTGAAGCTCTTCATAATCAATACCGTTTTTAATTACAGTACATTTATCTTCTGGTATCTTAAAAAAATATCTATACTTTTCATAACTCCAGTGACTATTAAAAACATACCAATCATATTTAGAATGGTTTTCTTTATCCTTAAACCATGGAGCTAAATTTGGTTGATCATAAGAATTTTTTATCCACAAAATATTAGCTTTTAAAGGATCTAATGGATCTTTCTCAGGTATTGATGTAGTTATTTGAACCGAATCAAGCACACCTCTATCGGCATACTTATTTAAATAGGCTAATTGTAATTCAGTTCCACCAGCAGGTTGCATTATGATTTGGTTTTACCAAATACTGAAAGAGATGCAACTGTTATTTTTTGGTTAATTTGTAGATCATCCGTAGTAGTATCAGTACTGGTATCAGCAACATCAGAATCAAAATGAGCTTTGCTATCATAAATCTTTCCTGTTCTTTTGTTCTTAACCTCTTCCACTGCTTTAGCAGGTATTACTGGTACTTCTTGACCATCTATTATGACTGTTTTTTGTTTTTCTGTCATTATCGTCCTTGTCGGTTATACTTTTTATAACACCTTTTTTTATGTTTGTTAAGACTCTTTGTGTGACGCCGAGGCCTTTTTCTAGGCTTTGGCCTAGGTACAAAATGGGTAAATTTAACTCTAGCCATTTTCTTGAGATCTATCTATTAGCGCATAAGTTATAGCACCTTGAATTTTATTACTACCCGTCGCTGCTTGTATCGTTATCGAATCACCAGCTTCTAAATTTAATGTTTGAGGTGTAGCATTAATTTGAGTTTTAGCTGCAACATCATCCCTAAAAAATTCATACTCAGCACTAGAGTCAGATGAATCAACTAAATTCATATTTACTAGAATTGCTGATGATGCATCATTGTTTGCTACATAAACACTTTTTATAATAATTGTTGCGTTTGCAGGACACGTAAGTGCTGTGGTTTTACTTGCGTCGGTTTGTTTAAAACCTTGATTTTTATATTGTATAGTCATGATAAAAAGTAATTAAAAGTTTCGTTCTCATTTTTTTGATCTTGTTGGTATGAAGTATTTAATTGATTCTGTAAAGTTTCCAAAGCCAAGTTGATTTGTCTAAAAGAATCTGTGTTAAATTCTTTTGGTGGTTCAGGTAAAAATACTTGTACCTTAGCCATTATCTTCTACCGTCAGGTTGTATATCAAATCTAAATTGACCGAATCTCCAGCTTTCATTTGTACTATCATTTTCTATTTTAACAGCAGCTAATCTAGCTCTTGCTCTTGTATCTACTTTATCTGTAGATGATGTAATTGTAAATGGCCCCAAAGGTGAACCTTGTTGTATATTAGCTGGATAGTCTCTAAGCTCTAAAGTAACTTTTGCATTTCCATTAATATATTTGAAATCAGGAATAAACCTTCTTACCTTTATAAAAAACTCACCATCTCCTTCAACATCTAAATCAAAGTCTCCTGATTTAATAAACGCAGGTATAGCATTAGTTGTACCGTTGGCTAAAACTTCATTAGTACCTATTTCATGATTAAATACTCTAGAAGCACCGTTAGACACTCCTTGAACAACAGGAGTAGTAGGAGTTACAGTTGTTATAAACTCAGTTGCTATTGGATTTTCGAACACATGCTTATCTTCATATGTTGTTCTTGCTAATGATCCTGTAGTCCAAGTTCCTTCAGCATAGTTGTATGTAACCATTCGGTTTATGTAATTTGAATTGTTACTTGCATAAAACCAAGTGATTTCAGAATATAAACTGTTATGTGCTACGCTTGTTAGCTCTGACCCGTTTGAGAAATTAAATCCTGGTGCACTATCATTAGTTTGAAAAACAAAATCTTCTACTAAACAAGGTAAAGATTTAACTGTACCATCAAATACAAAAAATCCACCTGAGTCTGACATCCAATACACAGCACCATTAGCATAGACAATTGATTTTTGTCCCATACTTCCACAGTTAGATCCAACTTGTCTAATACTGAATGTAAAAGGTGGTCCTACAAACTGCATTAAGTACGCAGATGTATCTGTAAGAATTAAAACATAATCTTTTGCTTTTGCAGCACCAACAATTTTGGTACCGCTGTCTATTCTAAATGATCCAGCAGTATTGGTAGAAGTGGCAGTGTAATCAGTCAAAGTTTCCTGATCAGAAAATCTTATAAACATTTTGTCCTGAGATGTTGGAGAACCAATTGTAGTCTCAGTTCCTAAAATTATTAAGTGTCTATCTCTGTCAGAAACCATACTCATAACTGATTTAGTAGGAGCTCCTGTTATTACTGTTGCTCTTGTTCCTACACCTGTGTTTGGATTCCAAGAAAAAGTTTCTCCATTCTTAATAGTTGCAATTAATAATTCTCCATAGTTATCTAATGACCATGCTCCAGGATCTAGTACAGCATTTGATGTAGATCTAGGTGTATTCCAAGTTGATTGTCCCCATAAAGCTGTACCCCAACCAAACCCAAAAGCTTGTTGTAATGGTCCTATTTGATAATAAGCTTTTAAATCTAGTGTTCCGTTATTCGTGGTTCCTGAACCAGATTCATTAGCAGCCATCTTAATTGTAAAAGTAGAAGTTGTCGGTGCTAACTGAACTTCAAATAAAATATTATTAAAGTCTGCAGCAACGTATCCTGTTTGAGCTGCATTAAATGATCCTGCGTTTACAAATGTAACAATGTCACCTGGTTCGAGGGCGTGGGGTGCTGAACATGTTATCGTTACAATATCAGATCCACTAGTCGTACTTATATTGCAACCTGATTGAGCTAAAGCCGTATTGAAAGGTGTGATGTCATAGTAATCATCTCCATCATAAATATATAAAATTTTGTTTGTTCCAATAGCAATGTATTTCTTGCCATCTAAATCAGCCCAACTATGTGAAGCTCTTGCTGCACCAATAAGTTGTTCATTCATAATCTCTGTCCAGCCACCTATTTTTTCAGGCATGCTGTATCTGAATCTTACAAAGTCACCATCTACCCATTGGTTTTCAGCCCCTGAAGCAGATGCTTGTTTATTAAATCCTGGTGCAAATTGTACTTTTCTTAATGGCATATCGGTATTATACACCATGATCGTATATCTATAAAGATTAGGCTTTTCCGTCTAAACCGTGAATATTAACAAAACTATCAGTAGTCTCTTTGCCTACCTTACCGACAGGCATGTAATTTACAGCTAGTGAATATCTAGTTTCTTTACAAGTATGGGGTAAGACCTTATGAAAGACATCGCTTGGAAAAATAATAATCATCCCATCGACAGGTTGAATACTATATGCATTTGTGTTCCAGATATTCTCTTCTATTAAATCAGGCATAAATCTTTTATTAGAGTAATCTACAAAACCAATCCTCCCTACATCTTTTGGCGGTTTTATATATAAAACTGCACTTATAAAAGAATTATTATGATTGTGATAATCAGAGGTTTGATTTGTTTTTGTTCTTGTAAACCAAGATCTTGTAAGAGATAAATCATTTCTGTATCTCATAACTTTATTACTGTATTCATGTACATATTTGTAAATATGATTTCTTGCAAACTTAAGCTCAGGTTTGTCTAAGACATTTAAACTTGATGAAGCATCAGCATGGTTTGATACACTATCAACGTCGCCTGCTCTGAACCAACCTTCTTTTTTTACTATTTTTAATATCTTGGATGTGTCTATATCTGTTATTTTGACATAAACAATTTTACTAAATAATGGATAGATTGTGGCAGGTTTATTCATTAATAATTTAAAAGTTTATAATCTTGATAGTAATAATTTTTAATAAAAGATTTTTGTTTGTTTGATAAATCAACCTTATTATCAATCGGTGTTTTTATGCTTTCCATATATTCTTTTGATTTGTACTGAATATCTTTTATTTCAATATCTAAATTTTTATATAACCATTTATAAAATAATGAGAACAATTTATCTTCGTATCTCCATATTTTGGTTTTATAATCTATAAAATGAACCTGTGGCACAAACCAGTTTGTTTCGTCGTTTACTCTAGATTCATTTACAAAACTATCAAAAGAATCTTGGCTTTTAAATATCTGTTCAATTTTATCTTCATTTATTTTTGCAAAACTTGTTAATGCACTTATACATCTATCAACTGGTTCTCTTGTAATTGTAAACTTTTTAAAAGGGTTTTGTAATAAATAAATGTCGTGTTCAGGGTAGGTTAAATGTTGTATTTCTTTTTCTTTAAAATGAATTAAATTATTATTGTGGTAACACAGATAACCGTTTTCGTTTAATAGATATCCTACATATCTTCCTGCCGTTCTAGGTATATGAACAAAAAATATTTTTTTGTTGATTATCATTTATTAAGGTTTCTTTTTCCAAATGTAGGTACATCACTTTCTCTTACTAACCAACAATTGAAACTAATTGCAAATTTTTCTTTGTGCACTTTGTTCGGAAAACATTTGTGATTTAAAAGAGGTGAGAACAAAACAAACCTTCCTTTAGCAGGTTTTATTTGTATAGCCAACTCATCAAAATCTAAAGTTTGTGGATGATCATTTAGGTAAAGAACACCTGAAAGAATATTAGGATGATGATCATGTCTTGAAGTCCATTCATTTTTACGAGTTATTAATCCCCATGATTCTACCAATGCGTAAGTAGGGATAGTTAGGGTGCTGTCACAATAAGTAATCATATCTTTGAAACATTCTAAAAATTTAATATCGTTGTTAAAATACCTCCAGTCTGTCATCAAAGCTTTAATATAAGTTTTATGATTTTGATTACTCTCTGCTTGTACTCCTTGTTTAATTTTGTTAATCAGATAATCTGCATCGACATCAATTGTTCCTTCAATTAAAAAAAAGTCACGTAAAATTTTTCTTTCTATATGTTTATGTATCTTTATCATTTATCTAAAACTATGTTCCAATCTAAATCTTTAATTACCTCATTAAGATGAATATCTTTTATATTATTCTCCTTAACAAAATCTCGTAACTCTACAAAATCAACTATATAGTATTTATTAGATATATCAAAAACAATTTTATCTGCTTTCGAACCATAACTTATTACTTTTTTATTATCTTCAATGGGTCTTAAATCATATTTTAAATTTTCATTTAATCTATTTTTTAAAACACCAGATACATCCCAGCCTTCACTAAAATTTTTATTCCATTGAATATCTTCTAAATAGTTTCTAACAAACTTGTTCACTTTAATAATTTATAATTCGACTTAAACCATGCAGGTAAACCAACGTGTGGTCTTTTATCGAACATGTTTTCTTTAGAACCTTCTGTAGCTACATTGTTAAAATGTAAAAAAACTTGTACACACTCTTTACCTTTAAATGGTTTTCTCCAATGCTCTAAATCACAACCTCTGTAAACAAGCATATCACCTGGTTCTAAATCTACTTTGACACCTCTTAAATCTGTCTTTCCAGATGGTTCAATATGTATTGGCCAATTATCTCCACCAAGATTTAATGTTGTAGATATTTCACAACTAAATCTATCTTTATGTCGTTTAAGCTCATCCCCTTTTTTATAAACTCTACAATAAGTATATGATGGGTTTAGCATTAATGAAGTTTCTTTTTCCATAATAGGTTGGACTTTTAACATTAATGTTTCCATAGCAACATCTGCATAATGAGAATAACTGTCAGGAATCTGTTGGTCTTTTGTTTCATAGGTACCTAAAATTGTTTCAAATGGAGATATATACTTACGTTGGATACAAGTATCATAAACTTGTTTTTTAACTAAAAGGTAGTTGTATAGAAACAAAGCTAAATCTTTTGATATTGCTTGTTTAACAACTTTATATTTATTTTTTTTAAAGCTCATAATTTATATTTAATGTTAATCTGTATTCTTTATCAGTACAAGAAGAACATCTATGCTGATGTTCTCCGTTAAAGATAACACATTTATTTTTTTCTGGAATTATTTTTTTATTTGGTTTTTTAAAAACAAAAGGACCATTGTTGGTATTTATAAAATATAATGCAGCCATATGTTTATGGTCATAATCTATATGATATATATGTTTTATAATTTTTTCTGTTTTTGTATATAGATTTAATTTGGCTCTAATTAAGTTTTTAATTTTTAATTTTTCAATAAATTCTGGCATAACTGTATTATGTAAAGGACTGTTTGCTTTTCCTTTTTCATACAAGAGGTGTGTAAAATAACAATAACCACTTTTATCATTATGAGATATTTCTTTTTGAACAAACCAAGGAAAGTTAAATTCTGTTATTGTTTCCTCTAATTTATCACTTGATTCTTCAGATAAAAAATTTTTCTTAACATTAATCATTATTTATCATATTGGATGGCACAGCCTGTAAATTAAAATGAATAAATCTAAATGTGTCTCTTCCGTGATCCACTGTAAATTCATGTAATAGATAGCTAGGAAAGACTATTAGGTTTCCAGGTTGTGGGTGAAAATGAACTGTCTCGGATCCAGGACAAAGTACATTTTCTTTTAGTTTAAGTTTTGTCATATTAGCACCAGGTCTTGGATCTAAAAACACTGGATGAGATGTCTTGTCTGAACATTTTAAAAAATAAAAACCACTTACATGAGAGTTTTGATGTTGGTGTGCTGCTTGGTGTCCTCCACCATTCTTAGCAAATTCTTGAACCCAAAAATCAGTAAACATTAAATTATATAAATCTACATCATAACCTTGCTGAGCTAAAAAATTATATGAAACTTGACCTAGATAGTTTCTTAAATCAATAAAGGTTGTGTCTCCTAACAATTGAGATGAATGATAACTTAACCCGAAATCATTAGTCTGTTTAATTTTTTTACTATCTCTCTTGCGAGCATCTTTAATAATTTTGTCTGTTGCTTTGACAGAAGACTTTAAAAATTCTTCTTTGTGTTCGATATAGATTGGTGAACTAAAATGATTAAAAGTTTTCATATTATCTGAAGGCATCTCCTAAATTCCACATTACTAAAGAATATCTTGTTCCTTTTGTAACTGGTTTTACTCTATGCCATAAAAATGACGGAAATACAACAACAGATCCTTTGGCTAATATTTCATCGACACTTATTACGTTTTTAGATTCATCTCTCAAATTTGGATTATAATCTCTTTTATCAAATTGTAACTCGCCACCTTCATAATCAGAAGCATCGGAAAGTTGGCAAGTCATAGATATTTTTCTTTGTCTATTATCTTTAGTTGGTTTAAAGGTATCCATATGCCAATCATAATATTGGTTTAACTTATATTTAGTAAACTGAACGGTCTCGGAATAGTCCCATTGAAAATTCCAACCTGCTATCCTGTTAGCCATTTCTACATAAGGTTGTAATTCTTTTAACACCCATGCATCATTCAGCCAAACAACATCAGAATTTCTTTTAAATTTACTTTGTCTTATTTCTTGTTTTGTTAATTTTTTTTTATTTTTTTTGTCACTAAATCCAACTTTAGCCATTTCTTCAGGTTTTGAAAGAGCATGTTTAATAACATCATCACAAAACTTTGGTGATAAAGCTGATTTAAAATACCAAAGATTATTCTCCAATGGTAACATATGTATTAAACATTATAAAATTAAGGTTAGCTTTTTGTGTATTGCTTATATAATATTGGTTCGATGCAGGAAACATTATGAATTTATTGTCTGTTAAAGGTATAGTCCACTTTAAATTTTTCTTTCTATTATCATCATAAAGTATTGTAACATTACAATCTTCGACTTTCATTCCATATAAAACAACCCAATCAGGAGATTCTCGTAAGCTAGTAAAATCTAAATTTAATTGTGGTTCACTTACTTCATTAGGTAAATATATATGACTATACCTATCTTTGTATGTTATAGCACGCTTAAACTTTAAACGTATATTTTCTACTATATATGTATTAAATTTTTCCCATTCTTTAGAATGTATATATTTTTGACCAGTAAGATAACTTTCAAAAGCTTTTAAACACAATTCAGTATTATTTATTTCATAACCTTTAGGCATTGAAATATCACCATGGTAAATAGATTGTTCTGTAATTGTTAATTTTCTCATACAATTTTAGATATGAGATACATATAATTTTAGATTTAAAAAGTCAATAAATGTTATTCAGATGGTGCAACCCAACCATTATCAGTCAAATCCCAAGTACCATTATCTTCGTTCCAAAGGTAAATCCAACCATTAGTAGGTGTTGCTGTCATATTTCCTTCAGCATCAAAAGTAGGTGTATTCTGTGCTTCTTGTTCATCTGTTAAAGCAGGAGCATCACCAATAGGAGAAGTCCACTTTGCATTAGCAACATCTTTTACCCAAGAAGGATATGGTTTTGGTGGCAAAAATATATTATTAGCTGAATCCCAAGTATACCCAATACATGCGTAGTTACCTCTAAACGGAGTTCCGCCTTCTTTGTGTGTATTTTGCCAAGTATTAAATGAAGTTTTAATCCAAAGATTAGCAGGCCAATTATTATGTGTTTCTAAATGTTGTTGTCCTGTCGCTTCAGTATCATCAGCTACATCATTGTTATTAATGTAAAGAACTGAAAGAACTTCGTTTTGTTCGTTAATTTTTGCGTAATGTGCCATTATTGAAATTTATACCTCAAAATTACAACACCCGATCCGCCCGAACCTCCAGCTTGCGCTCCAGGTGCTCCCGCTTGGCCACCCGCTCCGCCGCCACCTCCAGTGTTTGCGTCTCCCGCAGTTCCTGGTGATTGACCATCACCGCCACCGCCGTAGCCACCTTGAGAATTTCCTGTAGGAGGATTACTTCCGCCACCTGCAGCAAACCATCGTGTGTTATTGTAAGGCTCTCCCACGTTTGTATTTGGGAAAGCTCCTTGAATTAAAGTTGTTTGACCGTCTTTAGAATATCCGTTACCTCTATTAGATTGTGGTTGAGATCCGTTTCCAGCTCCTGTTGCACCTGGGAAACCTTCAGGTGGAGAATATCCTCCTTTGTTTCCATTGCCCCCTTGGCCTCCTCCGCCTCCAGGGCTTCCAGGAATTCCAGGGTAACCGTGTCCATTTCCGCCTCCTGATGCAGAGATAGTCCCACCAGTTGAATTAGAACCTGAACTATTATTTCCGCCTCCGCCTCCAACAACGACAGAATAAGGTCCACTTAATCCTACCATTCCTGTTACGGGTGCAGCTAAACAATCATCAGCTACAGGATAACATCCTGCAGTAGTACCATTTGATTGTCTGAAACCGCCTGCGCCGCCTGCTCCAGCCCAACCGCCTGAGTGTTGGTATTGACCACCACCACCGCCTCCAGCGACAACTAAATATTCAACTGTTTCACTTCCAACACCGTTTCCTGCTTCAGAAACACAAAATGTGCCTGGACTTGTAAATGTATGAACTTTGAAATCACCGACAGTAGATACAGTTCCACCTGATGCAGCTACGAATTTAGGAGCACCACCTTTTTGGCCAAAACCTCTTGATGAACCTGCTCCAAATGTACCTAATAAAGGCATATAAATTTTCTCCTATTTAATTACAATTATGCAAACTGAGTTAAAGAAGCTAAAACTGTAAACGTTGCATCACCTGTTTTTATAATAGTATATGTATATGTGTCAAGTGAGTTTATATTACCTTCAGTTGGTGCAGCTCCACCTTGATATTCTGGAGTTACTGATGATCCATCAATTTGCACTGCTGAATTGTAATAAGCCGTTCCACCTTGTTTGACAACATGAGATACTGTTAAAGATTCTCCAGCGTCCATAATTGCATTTAATGCAGTTGAACCATCACCTCTAATATTTAAAGTCCAGTTTCCTGAAGCGTTAGTAGTGAAGTTCCAAACTGCTTGTGTTAAAACATCATAGTTAATTGTGCCTGTAGCAGCCGTTGCTTCAGTCGTAACTTTTTCAGCAGTTTGTTGAATTTTTGCAGCACCTAAAGTAACTCTTCCTGTGCCTTTTGCAGCAACACTTAAATCAACGTTTGAGTCACCACCTGTAGCAGTAACGCTCGGTGCGTTTCCTGTTGCAGCATTTGTTACATCAATTTGGTTTACCGCAGATGCTGTTGTTTGGAATATGATTTGTTCGTTACCGTTTTCGTCATTTATTCCATGTGCATCATCAAAAGCTATGTTATGTGAATTAGTATCTAAGTTACCACCTAATTGAGGTGTAGTATCTTCAACTACATCTTTTAAGAAAAATACATCAACAGCATTTGTGCCATCAACATAAATTACGTGAGTTTTTCCAGCAACTAAAGTTACACCAGTTCCACTTGCAGTTTTGAAAGTTAAAGTATTTCCAGATCTTGTAGTTGCATCTTGAACAATATAAGTTTTTTCGATTCCATCTGGACAAGTTACTACTCTTGTTCCTGCTAAAGTTCCTGTTAATTTTAGTACAGCATTTCTAGCATTTGATAATGTAGCGTTTGACATAGCTAATGTTACATCCGCAGATGCAACACTAATACTTTCAAAACCTGCGATTGCTTGTTGTACTAAGTTTAAGTTTGTATTTGTTTTATCTCCCCATGTACCAGAGTTTTCCCCTGTTACCATTAGTTCGAGTTTTAAATCTGTTGAATATGCACTTGCCATAATTTTTATCCTTTTTTATAATATCTTAATTTTATTTCTATTACGCTGCCTTGTCAACAACCGTCCAAGTTGGAGCAGTTCCTGGATCTACAATAGCCCATGCGTTTAATCCTATTATACCTGTTGAACACGTACTTGTCACTCCCGTTGGTGTTACAAGCACACTTAAACCAGCAGTAGGAACACCCATTACAGACGTTATTTGTACTCCTGAAGGACTAGCTTTTGTATTTGGTACAGCGTCTTCGTTTCCTATACTAATTGTGCTTAATACACCTGAAGGTATAACTTTACCGTCAGAACTAGTAACTACATCACTTACTGAAGTGGTTGCAGCAACCCCTGTAATAAATGCGTCTGGTGCTGGATCCACAGTTCCTTCATTTGCTGTCATCGACATATCGACAGTTGCTTGACCCCATTTTTGAGCACCCCATGTTATTGAAGAACCCCAACCTGGAACAAAATTTGTGCTTACTTCAACATCTGTAGATATGTCAGTGTCTGTAATAAATACGCCACCCCATTCTGTAGTTGAAGCACCCCATGTATCTTGACCCCAAGATTCTCTTAATCCTGAATCTATCGTTAAACCAAAACCTGTTAAAGAAACTGTTGCCCATTCTCCTTCACCGCCCCAAACTTCTTCGTTCCAAGCATCACGACCCCAACCTTGTTCGTTGTAAGCTAAAACTGTACCTAATGATGTTGCTAATTGAACACCTGCAGGCATACTGTCTGGTGCAGGGTCAGCTGTACCTACAGCTGATGATAAAGTTGATAATGGGTTTTGACTTAAGAAAACTTCTACTGCAATTTCTTCAGTAACACCCGCTCCTGTTAATGTTAAAGATTGTCCTGTAACTGAAACTTCTTGGAAAATTCCAACATCAACTGATCCTGTACCTCCCCAACTAGTATTGTAGTCTGACCATGTTCCAGCACCCCAAGCATCTTTATTACTTGTATTTGAAATTGAAATTTGATTACCACTTACGAGTGCATCTCCAAAAATACCCCAAGCATTATCACCCCATGCTTCACCACCCCATCCAGAGTTTATTTCTCCGTTAATGGTAACTGAATTTAATGATGCGCTTAATGAATTAGAATTAGGTATTACAGTTCCATAGCCGTTCCATATATTTGAACCCCAAGATGACCTACCCCAACCTTGATTTATAACACCTTCCGCTGTTTCTGTACCTATAGCGATAGTTAAAGAATTTCCTGTTAATACAACATTGTTGTCACTTAATTCACCCCAAAGATTTCTACCCCAAGCCTTTCCACCCCATCCTTGTTCAGGAAAAGCTAAAGTGCCTGTGCCTACCGTTACATTTGGTTGATTATTTCCACCGTATGATAATGATCCCCATGTACTTGATCCAAAAGCAGCTAAACCTGCAGAAGAAACTTCAACTAAAGTTGTTGCTAAAAGATTACCACCCATACCACTGTGGTATTGGCAATAGTAATATAAGGAAGAAGCTGTTGATGTTGATACAGCTATTTCAATGTAAGCACCAGCTTGACCTGGAGTTCCGTTTTTAGTTACGCCTGTTGTATATTCAGAACCACCACCATGTGTACCATTTGATGTTGTTGAAAACAAAAATGGGTGAGGACCCATTGATGAATCAGACGTATCAAATCTGTAAGTGTTTCCTACTGCTAAAGTTAGAGTTGGAGTTTGAACTCCATCAATAAAATATTTATTGCCTGATCCAGTTGATTGGACAGTAACTGTATAAGTTATAGTTGCCACTGGATCAGACTCCTATTTTAAATTAAGCGATTCTTAGTATAGCAGCACTCGATGTAAAGTTTGGAAATTGAATTGTAAAAGTTCCAGAAGTTGCAGTTTTATCTGCACCAAAATCTAAAACACAAACTGCTTTGTTAGCTTGAGTTGAGTTATAGATTAAAGCACCTCTCGCAGTAAGTGTTACTCCTGTGAAAGATAAATCTGCAAAGTCCACAATCGCGACTCCGCCTGTTGCCAATGAAGTTTGTTGTGAAGCTAGAGTTCC